GCGTCATCATTATTAGCAATTGGGCTAGGTGATGCAAACTCAGACTTATCATAATTTTGATAACCTTCAACTTTACGAATTTTAAGTTTGAAATTAGCGCCATCCCAAAAATCAAATGGATTCATTGGAGTTTCATCTGCAAACTCTGGTTGCATAACATCTTTAATTTTGTCAAAAATCTTTTTACCAAATTTAAAAAGAAAGACTTTACCATTGTTTGCGGGATTACCAGAATCTTCTACAACAAGCACGTTAGAGTAATAAGAGAGTCGGCGCTTCTGTTTACGAGCCACTTCTTTATTTGATTCTAGACCACTGTTCCAAAGTTCTGAATTGAGTTCAGATACTGGATCTGCTTGTTTAAGTGTAGTGAGTGAATTTTCAATGTACCACTTACCTGAAGGTCCTTGAAATCCATGATTCCAAATTTGTACCCAAGGCATATCTTCACCCTGAGGTGCAGGCAAGAATCGAATAATAGCATATCCGTTACCTGCTTGGTCTACTGTAGGTTTCCATACATTTAAATCATCTTTGCCTTGCGGGGCATCAAGTTTTTCAACTTCCTTCATCAATGAATCAAAATTGCCACGACTCTTGCGAAGGTCTGAAAGGGAATTAAAAGCCATAAATTTCTCCGTATTTGCGTTATATTAGCGATGTATTGTTGTTGTATTATAATAATTTTCAAAGACTTCATCTAGATCAATATTCTCTAGATCCTCAAAATTATTTATACGTTTTAAAACCTGATCAATTTCTTTCACAGGATAACTCTTAACAACCCGATGAATTTTCTTTTCTTCGGGGACTTTCCTTACTGACTTAGACATTGCAACATTTTACCTGTATATTTCTGTACAACAATATTTTTATCAAACCTAACAAACGGTTTATATTTTGTAATTAGCAAGCACAAGTGTTCTAATACAAAATCAGTTTTATAATCTTCAACATAAGGATATAGTTTTTCCATAATAACAAGTGATTCCAAATGTATATCCCCACCCATGTACATTCTGAAGATTAGCGGGTGTTGCCCTTCCTTACACGCAGACTTAATCTTTTCTTTTTCCATCCTGAATAAGATATTATCTAAGTCTGTATCCAAATTATACAACATTCTCTTTCTGTTTGTCAACAACTTTTTGTAATTATCTACAAAGTTTCCAGTGTAAATATTTGCAGTGGGATCGCCCGTAATAAAATTAGCAACTAAAATGTCTATTACTTCTTTTCTAGAATATTCACTTGCTAATTTATACATGTATTTCGTATCACGTTTTCTATCAAAGGCATCTCGGAGATTTGCCATGCGACCTTTAGTTACTGTTATATCATACTTTGCGTATGTAAAATGTAAACGCAATGCTGTATATAGCTTGTATACTTCAAATGCAGTCATATTAAAAAGGTAATTTAGAAGATTTAGTTTTAAGCAAATTTAATTCCTGTGCTTCAGACTCTAATTTTTCCTTTAAACTTGCATTAATAAGTTTAGCAATACTTTCTGATTCGATTTCATTTTCAATACAAAAATTAATTAATATATCTATACAAGATGTCTTTGTTTTTCTAGATGTGCTTTCTATAAAATAAGAAAATTCAGAAGGTGATCTAAATTTTTTTGTTATTAAAAAAGTATCTGTTACTTTTTCTGAATCAACCATAAAATCATTCTCTATTTGGTATAGCAAAAAAGTTCTCCATTATCTATAAAATATATGATTATCAATTTTCCCAACATTATATGTTACAAATTTCCAGTCAGGATTTACCTCTGTACTATGAAACCACAATGCACCGTTTGTTGGATCTTTGTATTCGCCTTCTAACACTTTAACAGCAACAGTCATTGATCTACCCCAAGACCAAAGGTCTCTAGGAACGTCACTTTTACCATCACACCACCAACTAAATTGACACTGATTTCTTAATGGGTTTGTTTTGTTGTCTAATGGACCTTGATAAACAACATCACATATACTATCTTCAAATCTTTTATCTTTTTGTCTATTTAAAGTAACATGAGCTATTGCTATTTGCCCTTGTAGGCTTTCTCCACGACCTTCAAAATAAATATTTTTTGCTAAACACTCAACTTCTTCATATGTAATCTTTCCAAGATCATTAACATTATAATGAAACATATCTTCATATTCTAGTGTTATTTCAGGCTCATCGTTATAACAACCTGCTAACAGTGTTGCTGTTAAAAGTATAAACTTTTTCATACAAACTCCTATTTAATGTGGGTCCTTTTGATTATAAGGTGGTACCCATACCTCATCTAACCTTAAGCGGCTAGAGAATAAACGCTATCGTTTGCATTTATGGTTTTTTGCTTCTACGACCGGGAACTCCCAACCCTTAAAGGTGTTCTGCATTCACCTATTCTCCACATGCCTTCAGTTGTCTGTCGAATCCAGAACAGGCCCATTATAAAACATACTATCACTTCCCTTTTTTGGGGCAGGAAGTCTACGGCTGTTGCCCCACTCCAATACCTCTAGTATGCTTTATGGTGGACCTGGCGGGAATTGAACCCGCGTCCAAACTTCTTATCTCATGCTTCAACGAATTTTTTTATTCGAATATATATTTATATTATATAGTATTTAAAATTAAAGTCAATACATTAGTTTTGAAAATCGTTCATATTCTAAACGCAGTTCTAAAAGTTGTTTGGCATAATTGTCACGCCTTTCTACATAGATTTGAGGTTCATCACCTTCTACTGAAATAGCAACTACTATTTGCGGAACAGGTATTCCTGTCATTTCTTCAAACATAATGGCATATGCAGTACATTGCATGAAGTAACTTTCAATCCATTCTTTTCTCTTCTCTTTACGAGAGGTTTTAAAGTCGATGACTGATAACTTTCCATTCCATTCAGCAATACAATCTACGCGACCTGCTAGGCGTAAATGATTGCTGAATAATGGATCTTCTATTGCATGTATATTGTTGATGCTGTCAAGGTGTGGGCGAAACTGATCCCACATCTGTTTATCTAACAGACTAAGATTGGTTGTATCAATCTCTTGGTTTAAAAGTACCTGTTCACATAGATTATGTATTTTAGTACCTCTTGTTGCTGCTTGATTACTAATCCTATTGGCTTCTTTTTCACCAACTGATTCTCTCCAAGCATTGATTGAATCTTTTGACTTATAGGACATAAGAGTAGTAACCGATGGGTATAAATTACCGCTTGGTGTGCGATAAAATCTACCGTGTTCGGTAACTTCAGCTTCTGGTTTTTCTAAATTAATTTGTATTTTGTTAAACATATTTCTTTATCTGATGATGGTGCCCGAGGCCGGACTCGAACCGGCACTCCCGAAGGAAATGCAATTTTGGTAGCTGAGACGGGACTTGAACCCGTAAACCCGAAGGTGCCGCTGTTTAAGAACGGTGTGTATACCAAATTCCACCACTCAGCCATTAAAATGTTAAATTATTCTTTTCAATTATAGATCGTACTCTTTCATAATTCTTTCCTTTAGCGGTCAGTCCCACATCAATAAGTACTTGTCTAATATTTTTATTTCGTTTTATCGCAACGATCATTTCATCATCTGATACTTTTATCTTACCATCGCTGCCTTTTCCACAATACGTGTCTGTTTGACTGTGACAGTTAGGGCACAAAAATCTTAAATTAGAAAAATCATTGTTTCTGTTATTGCCATCAATATGATCTAAATGCAATACTATTGACTTATTATTCCATTCTGTGCCCAATCCACATAAAACACATTCTTCTTTCCAATCAAATTTTTCTATTAGAATTCGTTTAACCCAGGGATTGTTCGCTGGGGAATTATTCTGAAACTGAGTAGATATTGCTTCATTTACCTTTGTGTCAATTGATCGTTGACGTTGAATATTGTCGAATCCTGGAACCTTTCCATTTTCGTGAGCTTTCTTTAATCCATCACTATTCTTTTTCTTTATTGCCGAGCAAGAATTAAATGAAGGTTGACAACAATTCTTCCCGTTTTTTAAAACATGATTGGCTTCTTGCTCGCATCCATAACTACATAACATGTTAATCTCCTTTGTTATGTAGTTATTTATACTATACACTATTTTAACTTAAAACATACTCAGCGTATACCGTTCCACCACACTCGCCAATTTGGTGCGCCTACCAAGAATCGAACTTGGAAATCAGACTTAGAAGGTCTGGGTTATATCCATTTAACTATAAGCGCATATTCTTTTATGTTTTGCTCTATCCAACTGAGCTAAGGGTGTGTAAAAATAATTAATAAAAACTTAAAGTGTATTGAGAGTGAGTATCACTCATAAGAGATTCAAATAATTCAGCACCAATATAATCAAATAATTCTAAGTGGCAACTAAAAATACGATGAACATAACCATTAC